CTCCCATTGACGCGCATGGTTAAAATAATGCCTATGTGTTAAGCAACGGTATTCGTAAAGTGTTAAGCGATAAAATTCTTTGGGATTTATGCCTAAGATAATAATGGCATGTTCAAAAATATCTTTCCAGGTTAGGCTTTCTTTTCGGGCTTTTTTTTTAGCTTATCTTCGTATTTTTTGACGTATTCATCTATTTGTTCCTGCGTAGCTTTTGGCACTTCCATTATCTCTGAAAATGCTTCCCATACTGAAGTAAATTCGTTTAAATTAGCCTCACCAACCCATTTAGAAACCTGTTTTAAAGTAATGTCATGCTCATAAATTGCCTCTGTTTCCAAATAGCCAAGTATGCCGCAATAGATTATAAAAGTAAGCCCGCGAAGTTGGTTTACTTCGCAGGCCTCTAATACTTTTTCTCTTATTTCGTCAGGATTACACTTTAACGTTTTGCTTAAAAACATTAAGAAGTGCATATTTAAGGCTAATGTTCGCTTTTCGCCTCCAAGTTCAACAACTACTATTCCGTGCATATTATGAAACTGGGAATGTATTTATTTTGCCTGTACCCTGAATTGTGTAATTATATTTGGCAACGTCTTTATAATCGCCTGTTCCTTTGGTAGTGGTAATGTAACCGTTCATGCCAAAGAATAAGTTTGTTCCGGCAATTCCCCATGTGAAATAAATCAAAGTTTGGTTGATCTGCATTAAGGCTAATTGCTGAATTGAAACCTCATCGTAACCGGCTGTTGCAAGCATAGGGATAAGCCCAGAACCAGTAACTTTAACGCTATTAATGTTAGGTATCACTTCGTCCCAAATAACGCCTGTAACGGGGTCTTTAGAACATTTTGAAGTTGTAGTAACCATGGATGAAGTCAATTCGAGATCGCAAGTTTCATCACATCCTACGGGAACGTTTCCCACATAAACGGCGATGTCAACGCCTCTAACTTTAGTTGTATCCATGATGTTGAATTTTTTTCTTTAAATATAGGTAAATTTTAACATTTGCAAATAAATTATTTATCCCGGCAATCCTAATATATGCTGAAACCTTACAACCTTTCGGTTAATAGTTTTGGTTGGCGTTTCTAATCCCATATCATTGCTGCTTAAAACCTGCGTATTGTAAACTATAAAAGGTGGGATCAACAAATCAGATGGTGATATATCAATGGCATTATTTACAAGTTCTTCCAAATCTTCGGTTATTGATTTATCTGAAAAGCCCTGATTTTGTTCGCTAATAATATCTACTAAAATTGTGCAATTCCAATCATGTCCGCATTTTGTGGTATTAGCTTGCTTTTTTGTTTGGGTTGAAAGTATCATCCGTGTTGCAGGAATTGGTATAACATCCTTTGGTACTTCGGTTTCAAATATTGCGCAAGTCACATAATTTGCCGACAATTCGGCATTGATAGCAGTAATGTATGCTTGCCTTATATATTTGTCGGGGATTGTACTCATGCCCAAATATAGTTAATCTTTTACTAATTGCTTAAAAGCAGTTTGAAGCATAGGAATAATATTTGCAGTGGATGTTACAAAAGCCGGATATAAAAATGGTTGCGGTTTTAACCCGTCACGTAAAATAGTTTTTGCAATTGCCCATGCAACTTGTTCATCTTGATTATCATAGTTAGAATTATGCCTGTGAGTTTTTACAGAATAAACGCCTGTCAAACCGTGTCTTTTTACCCAATCTGTTAAAGCCAAAATAAATGCAGCCATATCGCCACCTTTAAAACCTTGAAATTGGGCTGCAACATCTGTCATGGCTTCCGGTACTTCTACCTTTCCACCTGTTCCAAATTCCTGAAACGCGCTTTCCGGTGCATTTGAATAGATTGAAATTAAAAGTGTGTTGATTTGTTCTTTGCCTATATTTTGCCTGATCGTTCCTAAATCAGCCGGTGCGCTTTGTTGGGCTTCTGCAACTGTGAGATCAGCGACAACGTTTAAAATACGATTAGCGACAACAACTCCGTTATTTCCTAAGTCTGAAAACTTCTTAAGTAATTCCGGTATGCCTGTAATGGTTGTCATTTAAAATGGAGTTAATGACAGTAATATATAAATAATTAAACAAAAACTAATTAATAATAGCCATTCAAGTTTAGTGGCTCTTTTTGGGTTGTCTTTAATGTAAATCATACCCGTTTAATCCCCAAAATGAAGATAAATATTTGATCTTTATAAACAGTAGATTGATTGCTTTGGAAAGCTGATTTAGTACCAGGGTCATAAGGTAATATTGCATGAACCGTAAAAGTATCGCCGGGATTATTCAAATCATAAAATATCATTCCTTTTGTCGGATAGAACATTTTACGATAACGTATTTTTAAAACCTTATCACCGTTCATTACATTTGCCCCGGCCTCTATTGCTGATTGATGATATTGGCGTATCGGTTGTAAATCTCCCCATGTTACATCAGTTGGGACAGTTTCAGAACAAACTACAGGCACAAGCGAAATAGAAACACCACCGTAAGTATTTGGTACGCTTGTTTCAAGCGCAAATTGTATGCGGTGATTTAGTTTGCCTGGGTTCATTGTCTAACTGCTATAACTATTAATGAACATAATACTAAAATTATCAATGCAAACAAAATAACCTTTGTGGTTGCCTGAATTGCAAATATTAAATCATCACTTAGTTTCATTAAAACATTGGATTTTGTACATAACTTTCCAACTCCATCAAAATATTAGACGGCAAATCAACCGCGCTCATATCTCTGTTTTCATAAGTATATGAGATAATGGTTTGTATAGCCTGTAATAAAGTAGGTGGACAAGCTGAAATATCTGTATAACCTGCTGGCGTTGGAATTGTATTTGTATATCCGCAATCAATAGCTATATTGTATAGAGGCAATGATGCCGGGAAACCTTGCCCACCAAATATTACTCCATTATCTAATCCATCGCCAAAGCCGCCGTTTCCAAACCCTGTAAATCCTGCACCATAACCACTAAACGGCCCAAATGTTGAACGCCTGAAAATTACAGTCGTTCTTACAGGTTCTCTTTTTATCTGGCACCATGTAACAGGATTGCCTTCTAAAGTTAAAACTGTTACGCTATTTAACGGCTTTTGGAACAGGTCAACATTATACGTACCATCCGAATTTACTATTTCTACGCGCTGGTAAAAACGATATTGGGTTTTTTGCTCGACAAGGTTAAAGGCTGAATTAATTAATCCTGCAATCAAAGTGTCGTCATCGGAAAAATCCACGCGCAAGAACATTTTAGCCTGGTCTACCGAAATTATATCAGTTGCTATCATATAATATTTAAATTAGCAAATTCACCATGATGTATTTCAGCTGCTTTATTATATGCAATTGCTGCTGTTTCCTGATTTGGAAATCTACCTAAGCATGTTTGCTTACCATTTATTTTTATTTGCGCAACCCAAAATTTTCCCTTAGCTAAACTTACTCCAAGATATTTTGATGTTGAGTTTTTTAATGACTTTCTATTTTTACAGTTTTGTGAATCAGTTGCAGCCCTTAAGTTCTCTATGTGGTTATTTTGTTTATTCCTATCTCTATGATCAACGATTTTGGGCAACCACCCTTTGTGCCATAAAAAAATAATTCGAGATGATAAACACAGTTTGCCATATATCCTAACTGTCCATCTATAATCATCTTTAACTTTATCGTATGATAAATGCCCTGCTTCTTTACCTATCGTAACTTTTGAACATGTTTTAATTTTCCAAAAAAGTTGCCCGTCTTTATAATCAAAAAGACTTTTAACCATTTCCTGATTTATTTGAATTTTATCGGATATTAACATTTATATACTTTTTATCATGTTTTTACAAAATCAATTAACCATTTCTCAAATGCTTTAAATCGTGGTAATGGATCAAGTTCTTTAGCCCGTTCCAAACAACGTTCAGAAGCGTATTTGTAACTTTTTTTATCTTCCATTAATTCTACAATAGCATTTTTATACGAATATATATCTTTTCTATCAATATAAATGCCTGAATAATTTAAATTTTCCTTAATGCCAGGTAAGTCAGAACAAATAACCGGGATACCCCGCATTATAGCCTCGGTTGTTGCCATTGACCATGATTCGGTTTCAGATGGCACCAAAAGTATTTTAACATCTGAATAATCGACTTCTAAAGTATTTTCCCGGTATTCCAGGTTTGGCAATTCGGCTGTTATCTGATCGCCATACATTCCTTTGAATCCTATAAATCCGTACTGTGGCAGCATTTTAGCCAGTTCGATGAACTCTTTACCGCCTTTATTTAAATTGCAGTTTACAAGCCCTATTTTCTTCCCGTGGGTTGGTTTTGCTTTAGGAACTAATGGCTGTAATGTGAATTGAGGATTTTTAGGATATAACGAAAGTGAGGCAAGCGTTTCAGAATTGTAAATTATTCCGGTATCGCGGTAAACGAAATAATGCT